TAACTCCCTCAATGTCAGGAGCTTAGAAAACACCTCTTGTGGAGAGAGAACTCCCAGTGAGGTTCTGCTCATTTTTCTTCAAACTGAACCCCCTCCCCGATAATGTTCACTGTCGTTCACTGAACGGCAAGCCTAATGTTCACGATGATATACTCTGCACTTACTATATGAGTACAATAAAATAATTTCTAACTAATTTATTACACTTATGGCACATAGAGGTAGACCTAAGACTAGGGGTAGTTACACTATTCCTGCTGGACTTCACAAGAGAGCCAGCGAATATATGGTATATGTTGTAGAACATCTTAACGAACAGGGTAGGCTTACTCCGTTAGACCACGCAGCGTTGGATATGTTGGCTTGGAACTATTCTAACTATCTACACTGTCAAGAGCAGATAAACGGAGAGTTCGCTGTCATTACCGATAAGCAAGGTTCTAAGAAGAATCCGCTGATACAGGTGATGGAAGCTGCTAACGACAGGTTCGTTCGTTTGTGTAAGGGATTCGGTCTTACAACGTTCGATAGAATGAAGATAGATAAGATTGGTGATAACGACGCTACTGATTCTCCGCTAGCTAGACTGTTGGCTGGAGCTGATGGAGATGAAATTGATGAGTAAACTCATTTGCGTTTAATAAATTAAACTAGACAAAATGAATAAACATACGGAAGCTATTCAGTATGCGGAAGATGTAGTGAATGGCAAGATTGTGGCTGGTAAATACATCAAGGCTGCTTGTAAAAGGTTTCTGGATGATTTATCGGACGATAGATATACTTTCAAGGCAAAGGAGGTGGATAGGTGTCTGATGTTCCTGAACACGCTTAAACATTATACAGGAAAGCATTCGGGCAAACCGTTCATACTCCTGCCTTTTCAAGTATGGATTACGGCTAACATAGTAGGTCTTTATATTAAAGGTACTGGTAGACGCAAATATACGCAAGCATACGTTCAACTCTCTAGAAAGCAAGGCAAGAGCTATTGGGCTGCTGCTTTAAGCTTATACTTCTTATTGATGGATAGAGAACCTGCTGCGGAAGTGTTGCTGGTGGCTAATAGTAGGCAACAAGCTAAAGACATCGACTTCGCTGCCGTGTCCGCTCTAATTAAACAGCTCGACCCTAAACAGAGTATGGTGAAAAGATTTAGGGATTATTTGCAGATAGACAGCACTCAATCTAGATTAAAGGTGTTAGCTGCCGAAGCTGGAAACAATGACGGATTCAACTGCTCCGTAGGGCTTATAGACGAGTATCACGAAGCTCCTAATACGGAGATGTTCGATGTGGTGGTGTCTAGTCAGGGTATGCGTGTGAAGCCTTTGATGTTGGTCATTACTACTGCTGGATTCGACCTATCTAAGCCTTGTTACAATATGCGTAACTATTGCGTTGATGTGTTATTGGATGTAAAAGACGATGAACATCAGTTCGCAGCCATATACGAGATAGACGAGGACGATGATTGGCAAGACGAATCTTGTTGGATAAAGAGTAGTCCTGCTTTAGGGCAAACCGTTTCCATAGATTACATTAGGGAGCAGGTTAAAAAGGCTATAAACAATCCTATAAACGAGGTGGGAGTTAAGACAAAGACATTGAACGTTTGGTGTCAGAGTATGGAAACTTGGCTACCAGATTCCCTTATAGCTAAGAGTATGCGACCAGTGGACTTTAAGGAGTTCGACGGTCATCAATGTTGGGTGGGGATAGACTTGGCTGCCGTGTCCGACTTAACGGCTGCTAGCTTCTTATTCTTCGACCCAGATAAGGGTTACACTTTTAAGACTAAATATTATCTCCCCGAAACTGCTCTCAAAGAGAAACAAAACAAAGAACACTACAAATTGTGGCAGAGAACAGGTCAGCTCACCGTTACTAGCGGAAACGTTACGGATTACGACTATGTACTAAAAGATTTGATGGAGGTGGACAAAATAGCCACTATACAAGGGATATACTACGACAGCTGGAATAGTACGCAGTTTGCGATAAACGCTACGGAATTGGGATTGCCGATGATTCCTTTCAGTCAGAGTATAGGAAACTTCAATAGACCTACTAAGGAGTTCGAGAGATTGATGTTGCAAGGAAACGTTACGTTGGATAAGAACGAAGCCACGATGTTTTGTTTTAGGAACGTGTCGATAAAAACAGACCACAACGAAAATTCCAAGCCAGTCAAATACTCCGACGCTAATAAGATAGACGGTGTTATCGCTATCCTCACGGCTCTTGGTGGTTATTTGACCAATATTCATTACGATAATACAATACTAATAGCCTAATAAAAATGGGAATATTAACACGACTTTTTAAAGGAAACGACACTGATAAGCGTGGAATGTTATGGGCTGACGCAGTGCAGTTTGGCACTATCAATGGTGGCTACGCTGCGTCTAAGTCTATGACGCTTTCTGCGGTATATAGAAGTGTCGATGTTATCTCCGACAGTGTGGCTCAACTTCCCTTAGAGCCTTTTGCTGTTGATAATAGGGGATATAAGCGAAAGATGATTAACAAGCCCATCTACAAGATATTGAACAAGACCCCAGACGGTAATATGACTAGGGCGATGTTTATGAAGATGGTGGTGAGTTCTATGCTTCTCAAAGGAAACTCATACGCTTATGTGGATAGGTATAAGACTGGAGATATTAGAAAGATTGTATGGCTTCCAACTGATAGCGTAACAGTGAATATCTCTAAGAATGGTGGCATTTCATACGGATGTAACAGGGGATATGGTATTCCGACAGTGATTGATTCTAAGAATATGCTTCATTTTAGAAATTTCTCCTACGACGGAGTGATGGGCATTTCTACCATAGAACACGCTAAACATTCCATAGGACTTGCAGCCGATTCGGAAGCTCACGCACAAGGTTTCTTCAAGGGAGGTGCTAATCTGGCTGGTATCTTGAAGATTGCCGATAGGACTACTAAAGAGCAGAAGCAAGCCATAAAGGACGCTTGGCAGATGGCTTTCAATCCAGTTACTGGAAATCCTAACGGTATCGCTATCGTAGACGGTAATATGGACTATCAACCTATCACTGTTACTCCAGAGGACGCACAGCTTTTAGAGACTAGACAATTCAACGTTGTCGATATAGCACGCTTCTTCGGGGTTTCTCCAGTTAAGCTGTTCGACTTTTCTAAGTCAAGCTATTCTACTGTTGAAGCTACGCAGCTCGCCTTCTTGACCGACACGCTAGCTCCTTTGTTGGAAAAGATTGAGCAGGAATTGGAGTTGAAGCTGTTCCCTAACGATAACATTGATGTTAGGTTCGATACTGCCAGACTTCTTAAAGGAGATAAAACGGCTATGGCTAGCTATTACAGTCAGCTTGTCAATCTGGGAGCTTACACTATCAACGATGTGCGTAGAGAACTAGACCTTACCAGCGTAGAGGGTGGAGATGAAACTCTTGTACAGGTTAATTTGCAGAAACTTACAGACCTAATCAATAAATTAAACACAAACGATGGAAGTCAGAACAAACAAGATAACCCACGAGAACCGCAGGATTAAAGGTTATGGCATAGTCTTTAACCACGAATCCAGAGATTTGGGTGGGTTTAAGGAAATCATTCTGCCACAAGCTGTTACTAGAGAGCTGATAAACGCTTCGGATATAAAGGTGTATCTGGAGCATAACCCCGAAAGAGGTATATTGGCTAGAAGCAACAACGGCACTGGTAGCCTTAATATCGAGATTGACGAAAAGGGCGTTATTTACGACTTTGAAGCTCCTAACACTTCCCTAGGGGATGAGGTTCTGGAGGGATTGAATCGAGGTGATTATAATGAAAGCTCTTTCGCATTCGTTGTTAAGGACGAGGAATGGATTAAGAGAGAAGATGGCACATATCTTAGATATATAAAAGCTATCGAATCACTACACGACTTCTCTATCGTGGCTAACGGAGCATACTCTGACACGTATGTTTCCGTGGCTAAGAGAAGCCTAGAAAACTTTATTAACGAAGAAAAACGTTCAGAAATGGAACAACAAGAACTACTAGACAAAATTGCCGCATTGGAAGCAACTATAGAGGAACTTCGCAAAAAGCCAGAAGAACCTGCAAATGTGGACAATGCGAACACTATTGATGAAGAGGTTAGAAGCCTACAAAACAAAATTGAGGATTTGGAAGCTCAACTGGAAACCTCTAAAGAGGAAACTCGAAACAATAATACTAATCTTAATAAAACAAAAGAAATGACGAAATTTTCTTTGCTTAGAGCGATAAATGACATCGCTAATGGTAGACAGCTGGACGAAAGAGCTGTTGAAGTTGTAAACGCAGGTCGTGAAGAAATGCGTAAAGCTGGTCAGTCTTACGCTGGTCAGATTGTGTTGCCAGTTGAGGAGCGTGCTGGATATATTCAAGCTACTGTTGCTACGGCTGGTCAAGAGATTGTAGCGGAAGATAAGCTTAACATCCTAGAGGGATTGCGTGCTAAGTCTGTACTTGCTGCTGCTGGTGCTACATATATGACTGGACTAACTGGAAATGTCAGCATTCCGAAATACAGCAATAGTCAAGTTGGATGGGAGGGTGAAGTAAATCCTGCACAAGATGGAAAAGGTGAATTTTCTGATGTTAAGTTCGCACCGAAGCGTCTAACTGCTTACCTTGACATTTCTAAACAATTCCTAGCACAGGATTCTGTTGCAGCAGAGGAGATGTTGAAACGTGATATAGTAAACGCTATTACCGACAAACTTGAAGCTACTATCCTTGGTGGAGACGCTGCTTCTACTACTCAACCTGCTGGTTTGATGAACGGAGCAAGTGCAGTTACTGTAAATCACGCTAATATTGTTGGCTTGGAACAGACCCTTGAAGATAACAATGTGTCTGGAGATTTAAAGATGATTGTTTCTCCTGCTATCAAAGCTAAACTTAAAACTACTGCTCTTGACAGCGGTTCTGGTCGCTTCTTGATGGAGGGCAACGAATGCAACGGTTATCAAGTTCTTTCTACGACTAATTGTAAGGGTTTGATTATGGGTAGATTTGAAGATTTGGTTATCGCTCAATGGGGAGCTTAACAATCACGATGTCAAGGCTCGTATAGAAGTGATTCTATGCGCTTCGCAAGAAGAAACCCCTTTATTCACCTATCTAATTGCTGGAAACTCCTTAGAGACTTGCAAACTACAAAGTAACTTCTTATTTTTGTGAAGTAGGCTTGAATGTTTGAAAATTGCAAGTATTGGACAATCAGCAGCGAAGCCCGAAAGGGAACGTTCAACGACTAGTAAGTCCTTAATGGCATAGGAGTTAGTTATACTCCGAAACGGTAGGCTCTCGAAAGAGATGAAGATATAGTCTGCACTTAACTCGAAAGATTAAGATAACAATTAAAAATAACACATATATGAACACAGGCATTTATAAGTGGACTTCTCCTAGTGGAAAATTTTACATCGGTCTAGCGACAGACCTTAAACGTAGACACCGAGAGTTCACTACGAACCCTAATAATTACATATACACTTCTATTGATTCGGCAATAGATAAGGCTAGGAGAAAATATCCAGACTTTTCTAAGTGGAGATATGAAATACTAGAGTATTGCAGCCGAGAAGAGTTGAAAGATTTGGAAGTTTATTACATCGAAAAATTCAAAGCTACCGATTCTAAAGTAGGATATAATTCTACAGCTGGTGGCGATGGATGTTTAGGCTTGAAATGGACTAACAAACATTATGAAGCTCTTAAAAAAAGAAGAAGCTATGTTGGAGAAAATAACCCAAACTTCGGAAAGAAGCATACCCTAGAAGCTAAAGATAAGATGAGCCAATCTAGGCTAGGTAAACCTCTTAAAGAAGATGTAAGATTAGCTAAATGTAAAGCTATAGAGCAACACGACAGAAATGGTAATCTTATCAAGATTTGGGAGAGCGCAACAAAGGCTAGTAAAATATTAGATATAGACAAATCTTTGATTAGTAAGGTTTGTGTGGGTAAAAAGAAAAGTGCTGGTGGTTATATATGGAAATTCGCAAAGGATTGACCTCGTGATTGACCCTTATACCCAGGCTGCTAACGGTGCTATCCGTGTTGTTGTGAACGCTTACTTCGACGCTAAACCTCGTCGCACAGAATCGTTCGTAGCTAAAACCGTAGCCGTTACAACTAGCAAGTAATAGAAGCCTATGGAATTGAACGACGTAAAGAAACATTTGAATATAGATGCGTCGTTTACAGATGATGATGCGTACATTTTATCTCTAATGGCTGTCGCTGAAAACGCAGTCAGGTGTCATATAAATGTTGTTAGCCTTACGGAGCTGGGAGACGAACTTCCAGCTTCTGTTCGGCACGCAATTCTTCTGTTGGTAGGTAGTCTATATTTGAATAGAGAAGCTGTTAGTGATACTAACTTGGTGAAAGTTCCCTACTCGTATGAGTATCTGCTTTCGCCTTATATTCAATATTAACAAGTTAATTTCTAAATGAGAACTGGAGACTTAAACAAATACATACTCTTGCATAAACCTATAATGGTGAATGACAAGTACGGCAGCAAGAAGAAAGGCTTCGAGCTTCAATCTTCTGTAAGAGCCAAAGTTGATTGGGTTAGCGGTTTTAGAGATAACATAAACGGAGAGATTAGTAGCTGTTACACTTTGGAAGCGTATGTCTACAATTACATCAAAGTTACTGAAACTCACAGAGTTGAGTATGACGGTAAGATGTATAAGGTGGATAGCATTATTCCAGAGGGTAGACTTTTTAAGAAGCTCACTCTAATCGAGGCGCAAGTTTAATAACTTTTCTTATGCTTAAAACGGAACTTGATATAAGTGGCGTAACACGTATGCTGGACGCTCTCCCTCTAAAGAAGCAAAAGACAGCTATTCGTCGTGGTGTCAAGGACGCTACAAAACCTCTAACTCAACAATACAAACAGACGATAAAGGCTGGCTTAAAGACTACTAACGGAATCGGTGGAGCTACGGTGTATAACGATAAGACCGACCCCCTCGGAGTAATCGTAAGTATCAAGAAGAAGAACAATCGCTATAAGAAGAATTTCCTCCTAACTATCTATGAATTAGGTACTTATAAATCTAATGGTAGATGGAACACTAAAAAGGGGAGAAAGAAACTAAAGAAACCTCGCTGGACTGGTCGCATAGCTGCCAGAGGGTGGTTCTCGTCAGCGGTTAGTTCCACTGAAAGCACGGTATTTAGAAATCTAAAACAAGCCGTGTCGAAGCAAATTGTTAAAACTTATCGAAAGATGAGTTAGTAGTAATTTAAAGTTTTAACCCCTTATGTTTAACATCAACGATAAAGTTTATGAAGCTCTTAAAGACATTCTCCCAGTCTATCCGCTTGTCGCTCCTGAAAATGTCGATTACCCTTTTGCTACGTATTCCTGCGTCAATATGGACTGTCTTTTCACGAAGCAACAAATTGTTGGCGGTACTGCCGAGTTTAATGTTTCCGTAGTAACGGACGAATATGCAAACAGCGCAGAATTAAAGCAACGCATAATGCAAGTACTCTCTAAGCGGAACGACCTTGTGCAACTAGGCTGTTCGGAGACATATTCAGACGGAGCTTTCATACAAGATATTACATTTACATTAACATTCTAATTCACAATATAATGGGAATTTTAAAAGGTAAGAACTTATTGCTTTCGGTAGGTCTAACTGAAAATGGTAAGTTCGTATATAAAACATACGGATTCGCTACTTCTTGCGAACTCAACATCACCGTAGATACGACGGAAACTTCTTCTACTAACTTCAAGCAGATGGCTGCTTCTGGAGACGGTAGCTGGAAAGAGTTTACGGTATCTAAGAAATCTTGGACTGCTTCCACAGACCACTTGGTTGGTGTTATCACTAACTTCGATAGCGTGTTCCAAACTCTTGTGGCTGATAACCCAGAAGTAATGATTAAGTTCGGTGTCGTTTCTTACAAGTCTACTGACGCTGACGGAGACGATAACTTGGACGAAAGCTTCCAACTTGGTGGCTACTATTACGGAAAGGCTATCATCAACTCTCTAAGCGTTTCTGCTCCAGAAGAGGGTGAAGCTACGTTCTCTGTTCAGATGCAAGGTACTGGCGCATTGAAGCTCATCGCTACCGAAGCTGACGAGAAAAAAGTAGACGCTGGTTCGACTATTAGCTAAATGTAAAAAGGTAAACCTTTTTCGCACAATATGAGGGAGGACATAAGTTCTCCCTTTTTTATTTCTAACACATTTATAATTCATTTTTATGGCACAGATTATTGAAGTAAACGGTATTAAGTATGGAGTTAAAAAGAGCATTCGCTCCATAATGTTATTTGAAGATATGACAGGCAAGTCTATCTCCGAAATGAATGCGACCAACTATCGTGATTTGCTGACTTACAGCTATTGCGTATTCAAGGCTTCCAACAGACAAGCTTTAGGACAAAACTTCGACATTGACGCATTCCTAGATATGTGCGACGATAACGAGGGCTTCCTAGAGGAACTGATGGGTGCTATCACTAAACTCGTGGAAGAGGGTAGTGAAAATGATTCAAAAAAAAAGAAAAAGGCAAAGAAGAGCGTGTAAACACGCACATTAACTACCGAGAACTTTACGGTATGTTAGTTGTGTCTGGCGGTATTTCTCCCGACTACTTTTTAGACGAAATGACTACTTGGGAAATCGAAGGAGTTCTCAAAGCCATTGAATCTGAACGTAGAAATGATTGGGAGCGATGCCGCCTTTCTGGGTTTTGGCAACTCCTATCTATGGGTGCTAAGCTAAAATCTCCTAAAGACTTAATCACTTTCACTTGGGAAAAGAACGAGGAGAGCCAAATATCCAATTCGATAGATGCTGATAATCAGGAAGTTAAGCTTACAAAAGAGGAGATGGCTAAACTTGCCGCTGACTTCGATGCTTACATTAATTAACATATAAAACTTATTTTTATTATGGCTAAAAACGATTTACGTGTCAAAGTAACGGCTGATAGTAAGGAATACGACAAGGCGATACAAGACATTAGAAATAGCACAAAGAAAGCTAAAAAGGATATAGACGGTCTCGGTAGCGGTGCTAACAAACTGTCTACATCAGCCAAATCCATAAGCTTTAAGGGGATGACGGAGCAACTAACATCTGCGCAAGGTCAAGCCAATTCTCTGGTAGATACACTAAGCAATCTAACCATAAAGCCTAACATAAGCAACTTGCTAGCTCTCTCTGGGCAAATAAAGGCGGTGTTTGACCAAGTTGTTAAAATCAGCGTGCAATCGGCTGGAAACACAGTAGCGGATTCATTAGTTAAGCCTTTAGATATGGCTGCATTCGCTGCAAAGGCTCTCCCCACGGCATTAGCTTCATCTGCCGCTGCAACGGCTACATTAGCGACATCCGCTGGAGTTGCCGCAGAGGGGATTCAGAGATTGACCCAAACTCAAATAACCCAGAGAGCCGTTTTGGCAAACTTGATGAATCAATATTCTAAGTTTTTTCAAACAACTCAAACCTTTAATAGCAACGCTGCGTATGCTCAAATGTTTAGAAACGCAACCAATGCAGCTAAGCCAGCCTACGAAGCAATCACAAAATTAGCTTCATCTAATGAAACACTAACGGTTGGATTCAACAATCTCGGAAAAGCTGGAGATAAAGGTATCAAGGTTTTATCTAATCTCGGAAAACAGCTGATAGAGACTAATGGTCAGTCAAAAGAGTTTGCTGCCAATATACTTAAAATATCTTCTAAGTGGTCTGGATTGGCAATAAAACTCGGCTCTGGGAGTTTTAACTCATTAAAAGGAAGTATAGCTAGTGCTTCTGCGTCTATAGTGGGTATGATTTCATCTGTGAACATACTTGCTGTCGCTCTTTCTGGATTAGCTCTAGCAGCAACTTCCGTAGCTTTAGCTTTGTCCAACACGGAGAGAGGAGCTGACGCTATGTCTAGATTTACAGCTTTCTGGGCTGGCTCGTTTACAGGACTTAAAAATATACTCACGGATATAGGAGGGGTTATAGTAGACATTGTAGCTTTTATTAACACTCCTCTTATATGGGGAATGCAAGAGTACGCTTCCGAGACTGCAAAAGCTACTATGGAAACGAATGAACTCCAGATAGCTCTAAGAAAGTTGGCTCACGGAACAGAGGGCGGTTCTGGGTTGAACCTGTACAATTCGCAAATAAAGGGTATGTCTAGCGAATTTGAAGCCGCCGCCAGAAGCACGGAAGATGCGTATTCTAAAGTAACCCTTTTGACTACAGCCAAAGACTTAGAACTGAAAAGGCTTAAAAACGAGGTGATGTTGTCTGAAAAAAATCTAGAGATAATAGAAAGGCAACACAAAGTTACATCGGATAACGGCAAAGACCAGATTGAGTTAGACAATGCTAGAGTTGCCCATCAAGAGACGGTAAACGCCTTAAAAGCTGCGGAGACATCTTGGGCTAGAAAAATATTGGCGGCTAGTAAAGAAGCAAGCACCTACACCAAGAAAATAGCAGACGAAGCGGAGAGAAATAACAAAGCCCAACAGCAAGCCGCTTTAGCCCTTGAAAAGCAATGGGATTTCTTAAAGCAAATAAACGTTAAGGAGATTTCGGCTTTAGAGGAAACAGAAGAGGTTATAGCTAGAAGAGAGGAAGCCGCTAGAAAGATGGCAGAAGCTGCTAGCCAATACTGGAAAGCCGCTATCAAATATGCCGAACCAGAGGAAGAAGATGTTAATGAAAGTTGGGAAAATACACCTATATATAAGCAATGGAAAGCCCAAGAAGAAGCTGCCCAAAAAGCAAAAGAAGATGCGGAGAGGGTTGTAACAGACTTTCAGAAGCACTTCTCTGAAATGATTGGAGAAAATACTGTTAGCACGTTTTCAGACCTTATGCAGACAGCATTTGAAGGTGGCGATATGGGTCAAGCGGCATTAGCTAAATTAGGGGAACTACTTAAACAGTTTGGAGAAGCTCTTATGGCATACGCTATTGCTGTAGACGCATTTAAGAAGTGTTTTAAAAATCCTTGGCTCGCACTCGCAGCAGGTACGGCACTAGTTGTGGCTGGCTCTTATTTATCGGCTAAAGCTCAAAAAGTGCAAGACTTCGCAGACGGAGGTATTGTCTACGGAGAAACGTATGCCAGAGTTGCAGAGTATCAAGGAGCTTCCAATAACCCAGAAGTGATTGCGCCTTTAAACAGATTGAAGTCGCTCATAGCTGATACGGTCAATGAGGGTGGTACTGGTGGCAGAGTGGTGTTCGATATATCTGGAGACCATTTAGTCGGTGTACTCAACAATCACAATAGGCGAAGTAGGAAGCTTGGATAGCTCGACAGGCTCGCTTGATTTAATAAATTAAATCTTAACGACAAATATGACGAAATAATTGGCTTTGCCAATGCCGTTTTAACTAACGTATAAAACTTATGAAATATTCTAATAAGAGTGTTTCCTTTGACGGAAGTGGCTATGTGGTGGAAATTATTACCGCCACTGGTGCTTCCCTAGGAGGAAAAGACACAAAGGTAAAGCTTCTTCCTAGCGGCTTAATGCTTAAATACGCTGGAGAAGAGGATATATATAAACCAGTGAGATATAGCGAGTTGTCTATATCCGCTATGATGGACGGCTACAACTTTGACCTCTATCAACCAGATTTGACAAGCGTAACTGTCAATTTATACAAGCAGAAGAATCCTAAGTCCAACTACAAGAACTTGATATGGACTGGACATCTCACTCCTTGCGTGTATAGCCAGCCAGCTTACGAATCTAAGTTCGAGATTGAATTTGTGGCTGTAGATTGTCTCTCTACGCTTGACGGACTTACGTATGAGCAAGACAACAAAGACATCCGTTCGTTCGACTACATCATAAAGAAATGCCTAAATACGGCTGATTATTATTGGTGGTCTGACGATTGTTTGAATACGGAAAGCGTTCCTTGGTTGAAGCTGGACGAATACTTCATCTCGGAACAGAACTTCTATAGCTCGGAGGGAGAGCCTAAGACTTGTAAAGAGGTGTTGGAATCTATCTTGTCTTATTTAAACGTAACGATGATACAGGAGGGTCATACCTTTAAGATAATAGACTTCGACATACAAGCTGGACTTACCAATAATTATTCCAGAAGCAAAGATACGGCTAACGTGTTCAGTGGCGGCAATCTTAGTTTGAGCGAGGTGTATAGCGACATACAGATTACAAGCAATACGTATGAGATTGGGAATTATCTTCCAGACTTGG